TTCTCATCGGCTACCAATCCGACCCGACAAGCGGCAATAAATTCGCAGTAAACGGCAATGGATACTTTGCAGGAAACATCCTAGCCACAGGCGAGGCAACCGCATATTCAACATCCGATAAACGCCTGAAAAAGAACATTAAAAAGCTCACAAACGGATTAGAGCTTAATAGAAAATTCGCTCCAATTACTTTTAATTGGAACAAAAAAGCAAAAGAATTAAACAGCGCAAAAGACGATAGACTTAATTATGGAAATGTAGCGCAGGATGTTTTAGAAACGAATCCAGAGCTTGTGCATTCAATGTACGATAAATATTTAGGTGTGGACTATGAACAAATGGTTCCCATCCACACAGCGGCCATAAACGAGCTTGCAGATGAAGTGGATGAACTAAAGAAAATAATATCAGAATTACAATTAGAAATTAAAAAACTTAAAAAACAATGAAAAAATTATGAAACGTTTAATATTTATACTCTTTTTACTTCCGTTTTTTGCCTTTGCGCAATTATCGGAAACAAATATTACCACTACATTAGTAGGCAATGCATTAGGTAATTCCAGTCGCGATGTTGGGACGCTTTGTACGGCTGTTAATATAAACCAATGGAGCAAGAAAAAGCCAGTACGCGAACACGGATCACCTAATTGGTGGGAAGCAACTAATCCGTGGCTTACAAATAATGCTGCTACTGGAGGAACTGATAAGTTTAGTATTCAAACTTATTCTAACAGTTTAGGAGGTACAATTAATGATTTAATTGGAATTACAGAATATCAATACAATATAGTTACAAGCGGATGGATTTATCATAAGCCTGATAATATTATTAAAAATGGAGGCGATTATGGTACTGCCGAGTCTGGTTTTAGATTAGGTGATTTTAGAGGTTATTTACACCGCTCAATTTCTCCGCTTAATTTAACCGATTATCCGCCAATAAATGAAATTAATCCACCATCACAAGAAATTTCATACAGCAGTAATCCTAGTAATACAGCCTTAGGCGTAACCTTAAGCGATTTTGCTTTAAACAACTATTATTTTGGTGCTAAAGTAGAGTGGGGACATTACGACGTTAGTAGTAATTGGGTTTCTGATGGAGCTGCTTATAAAACAATGGCAACAACTGTTTCAACAACTCCAAGCGGCGATTTAGGATTTAGCTATAAGTTAGCGCCATTTAATAATACAGATGCAACAGTCAAATGGCTTGCATTTCTTTCTTCTGTTCCAATTAGAGATGCTAATCCTAATTATTGGGTAGAAGAAGCTAATCTAACAACCACCCATAAAAATGCTGTAGTTTACATTTTGCCTGCTGCCGATCACACCAATCAAATAGCTAAGGGATATTTTATAAGAGAGCCGCAATCTATTGTTCCGGCTGCGGGAACTTTATCTATCAGTAATACTATTGATCAAGATTTTTCAATGACAATAACCGTTACTCCAGAAGGTATTTATACAACAACGCAAGATATGAGTGCCGCTGCAGAACCTTATACTTTAAACGATCCCGCAGACGTTCACGGTACGCCTTGGGCCACAATTATAAGTAGTACGGCTTATAATGGAAATCAAGGAACATTTACTTTAATTGTTCGAGTAAAATCAGTTAATACAAGTGGAAGTGTTCGCGAAGGGTGGGTGCATATTTATTATCGCGATGCGCAAGGAATTGAAGATGATATTGACGTTTACGTTAAAATCTCACAAATAAATCAAGGAAGTTAATCATTTAAAAAAGAAGATTATGCTAAAATTTATCGTTATTGGATTTATTGCAATAGTTGCAGTTATCCTAATCGTCAAAAGCAAAAAGAAAACTACGCTAGGAAAAGGTGGGAGTTTAGGAAGTACAAACAATAATAATTCAAGTAAAGACAAAATTAAACATTAAAATATCATGAACAAAGAATCCCTACTTCAAAAATTCGGTCTTTTAATAGCTAGCTCAATTATCACTATTGTATTAAGTGCTGCAAGTGCAAGCTATTTAGCTAATAGAGCAGCTCGAGCAACTATTATAGACAACGCAGCGCCTATGGACTATGTCGATAGGAAAATTATAGATGTTACAATTCATTCAGATAATGAAGACAAAAAGCTGCAAGATCAAATTGATAAGAAAGCGAATAGTACTCGACTAGAAAAGCTCGAAAAGACACTTGAGATAATGGATTCGAGAATTTATGATTTATGGAAGGAGAGAAAATAATGAAAACAGGTTTTTTTGAAGTAAGTCCGGGAAATTATTCGATAATGAGAGCCGCTTTTGCGTGGCTAATATTACAAGCTACTGCTATGGGCTGGTATGCCTTAATCACTTCTGGAGTTGGTGAAGCAGCTGCTATTTTTGGAACTATTGCAGGCGTGGCCACAGGGTTAAAGATTATCCAAAAAGGACAAGAAAATGGGAATAAATGAGGAAATAAGAAAATACGCATTATTGTTTGATGGGATAAAAGAACTTGGCAATAATGAATCTTGGGAAAAAGTTTATTTTCGTGAACTAGGGATGACTTTTACTGAACTAATGCAAACGGTCGGATGGCAAAACAATCAGGCGTGGTGTGCTTATTTCGCTGAACTTGTATGGAAGTTAGGATATAGCCAGTACGATAGTTCTAAAATCGGTTTATTAGATTCTTTATTTTCAGCTAGTTCAGTACAAACGTGGTTAAATTTTGGAGAATCAGATTTTGAATGCTCACAAAGTCCTGTTGTCGGGTCACTGGTTATTTGGAGAACTTTTAAGGACGGTAAGCCGTTAATGAGTGGACACACCGGAATAGTAATTTCGCATACCCAAACAGTTTTTAAAACAATAGAGGGGAATAGTGCAAATCAGGTACGTAAGCGGTATTACGATTTGAAGTTTGAGAAGAAATTTAACGGCCTTGGTTTATTAGGCTTTGTAAATCCAATGTTATGAAATATTTGTTGTATTTTTTTATCGGTTTATTTTTGGTGTTTTTTACTTTAAATTACTTTAATAATTCATCAAGAAAAAAGAACAAAGAAAAATTAGAAGTTAAAACCTTAGAGCTTGATAGTCTTATGATTAAAAATGAGTTGTTAACAGTTTACGTAAAAAACTTGGAAGAAAGTAAGCAGAAAGTTGACACTTTTTATATTGATATTTCAGATTCGACCCGAAAAGTATACGAAAAACGCATTAAATCAGCTACTAGCGTCGTTTATTTAGATACGACTAATAAAGACGTTAAACAGCTAATTGATAGCGTTAGAACGGACGATTTGAAGCTTGACTATGTGGCTGATTATATTGGCGAGATTTACGGAATTGATTTTACTTGGACAGTAAAAGAAAGAACCATTGTAAAAGAGAACATAGTAAAAGTCCCAGAGCCTTATCCTGTTGAGAAGTTGGTCCCGATTAATAAACGAGCTTTGTATGTTGGGGCTTATATCAGCTCTAACACATTTTATCCTAATTATACCCTAGTTTATGTAACTAAAAAGAAAAGCCTGTATTCGTTGTCATATGAACCGGTGGATAATATTTACAGTTTTGGAATAGGATTAAAACTTTTATCATTTTAATTTATTATCTTTGTAATTCGTTCGTTGAAATAAATATTAAAAGAAATAAACTCAATGAAGTTATAAAGAAAATATGTAAGACCGAAGTTCGACACTTCGATGCTCCACAAACACCATTTACATTTGAGGGATTGATTAATGATCGCCCTCTCTCATCAGGGGCATAATTGGATTTGATTGCATATAAGTAGGGATAGCGGAGAGTTTATAATGTTAGAAATAACAACTATTCAAAAATGGCTGCATAAGCCACAGGGAAACCGATAAAAGAGGATTACTAGAGTGATTCTCTTTTATATTTTTATTAAATTAATTTTATTATCTTTGCTATGCTTTTAATGTTTTAGGTAGTGTTTTGAAAAAGCCCCGATAATTTTCTGGGCTTTTTTCTTGACTTTGTATTAATTTATTTATTATATTTGTAGTGCCAAAATGAAGTACTATGAATAAGATTAAGAAAATAAGAAGTTTTCAAGCCGCTGAAATAATTTTGGCAAAAAGTTTATTCATAGTAAAAAGCGGCATTTTATACAGCTCATTCGATTTATATCGGATGGGCTTTTTTATTTTAGGGATATGAAAGAACATAAATTTCCATACGAATGGACTTTAAAAGATGCGAACTTTACTAAAGACAAAGGAAAAGTATTTAGTTGCTTTGCTTGTGGTGGTGGTTCGACAATGGGATATAAATTAGCTGGCTTTGATGTTTTAGGATGTAATGAGATTGATCCTAAAATGATGGAAGCATATAAAGTAAACCATAACCCGAAATATGCTTATTTGGAAGATATAAGAACTTTTAAGCTAAGAAAAGACTTACCTAAAGAATTATATCAATTAGATATTTTAGATGGCTCACCGCCTTGTAGTAGCTTTTCAATGGCAGGGAATAGAGAGAAGGACTGGGGCAAAGAGAAAGTATTTAGAGAGGGACAGGCAAAACAGACTTTAGATGACTTATTTTTTGATTACATTGATTTAGCTAAAGAATTACAGCCTAAAGTAGTGATTGCTGAAAATGTAACAGGGTTGATGTTGGGTGAAGCAAAACAATATGTAAGGGCTATTTATGCGGCTTTTAAAGATGCTGGTTATCAATTAAGGATTGGACCTTATTTATTAGATGCTTCAAAAATGGGCGTACCTCAAAGACGAAGACGAGTTTTTATTATTGCTTTGCGAAATGATTTAGCCGATCAGTTTATGGAGCAAGTTGATATGTTTCAAAAAGCGCCTAAATTAGAATTAAATTTTAATGAACAAGGAATAACATTTGGCGAAGTTAGAACAGAAAAAGGTAAAGATTATTCGCATACTGAAAGAGGTAAATTAATGGAACATAGAATTATATCTGATAAATGTATGAATGATATTAACCAACGATTGTTTAATAAGAATAGCGGATTTAACGCAATGATTTGGCATGATAATGAAATTGCATCTACAATAACCGCAGGAGAAACTAATTGGCGTTATTTTGATGGGATGGCATGCAGTGATATTGATTATATGAAAGTCGGGACCTATCCAATTGATTACAATTTTATGAGTGATTCCGAAAGTATGGCAAAATATATGATTGGTATGAGTGTTCCGCCAGTAATGACAGCACAAATAGCAAGTGAAATTTACAAACAATGGCTAAGTAAAATATAATAATGAAACATCGGAATTTTAACAGGTTTTTCTCCGTGCTTGATTATATCGAAGCTAAATTAAAAAAGGTAAGAATTGATCAAACGTATTGTTACTTAAAAATAGAGAATGCAATCCGAAAAACCGGAACATTTGACCTGAAAGTAAAAAACAATGCGAGGCAAAAGGCAAAGACTTAGCAGTTATTTGTCACCTTATAAATAAGGTCAGGGAGCGAAGTGTTGATCTAATTCAGTCTAACTTAGGTTAGATATTCTTGAAAAAAATAGCTTTCAGGGATATAAGAACCCGCTATATCTACTATTGAAATAAATACCTTATTTAGAATAAATATAAATTAGCAAAAAAAGTAAATATATTTGTAAAAAAGTTGCTTTTGTATTAATATAATGATTATATTTGTAAAACAAAACAAAAACAACAAAGCGATGAACAAATACGATTACAACGAGGGCGAAGATTTTCACACCAATCCAGATGATATCATTGAAGAAGAACATTGTGATTTTTGTAATAATGAAATTTCACACTATCTAAACAATTTCGCACTTTGTGAAAAATGTTACAAAGAAGAGTTGAAACATACTTTAATGGATTTTAGCTATGATTTAAGAATTAAAAGCAGAAAATAAAATGACACTAGAGCAGCACGAATACGCAGGCGAATTATTAAGCCATAGAGATGAAGCATTGAGATTTTCAGAGATGCATTATGAACAAACTAAGGGATTTATGTGTAAGCATATTCCCGGAACGCTATCAGCTACATTAACAAAAGCTGACTATTATAAGCGATTAGCCGGTAAGTACGAAAAAGAATATAAACAATTTATACTTGATAACTTATGATAATCACAAAAGAACAATTAGAGGCGTTAATCAGCAACTATTCAAAGGATCATTCAGTTGATGAAATTTGCGGATTTATAGACGGTATTCACAAAGTAATGGAACTAATAACAAAGATCAATGAAACTAAATAAAGACAATATAATTTTATGGATTTACAGCTTATTATTTTGGGCTGTTATTCTATACACTTTAATGAATCTAAAATAAGCATAATTTAGAATTAATCTTAACAATATAATGCTTATATTTATAATCTAAAACAAAAAAAGCAAAAAATGGAAAAATTAGAAATTTACAACAGAGTAAGAAACGTACCACAAGAAGCGCAAAAAACAATCGGTGGAGGTCGTTTAAAAGGATTTACAGACATTAATCCTATGTGGCGTATCAAAGTATTAACCGAACAATTCGGCGTATGTGGCGACGGTTGGAAATACGAAATAGTAAGCCAAGATTTAAAGAACGGCGCAAATGGTGAAATAGCCGCTTTCGTAACTATAAATTTATACGTTAAAATTAACGGTGAATGGACTTATGCAATACCCGGAATAGGAGGGAGTATGTTTGTATCAAATGAAAAAAACGGTGCATATACTTCGGACGAATGTTTTAAAATGGCTTTTACTGATGCTTTGGGAGTTGCTTGCAAGGCTTTAGGCTTTGCCGCTGATATTTACTTTGCAAAGGATAAAACGAAATACGACGCAAAACCAGACACCGTTAGTCAGCAAGTAAATGCACCAAAACGATTAAGTAAGTCTCAAATGGATGCGATACCAACAAGCAATGAACTTGATAATCTAAAAGCAGCCGGAACAATCTATGCTTTAGATGACAATCAAAAAACGATTATCAATAAAAGAATCAAAGAACTGGAAGATCAGTTATATGCACAAGAAGAAGAAAAACGTTTAAATTCATAAATAAATGGAAAAGAAATCACTTTACGGAATTGAAACCGAATATATGGAGTTATTAAACTTCATAGAAGAACACGACGGCGAAGTTACACCGTCTATAAATCCGCTACTTGCAATTAATAGAAACGACCTCCAAAAGAAATCAGAGGGATATGTTGCAGTTTTAAATAAATTAAGCGCTGAAACCGATTATATAGATGCTGAGGTAAAAAGATTACAGGCAGCTAAGAAAGTCCGTGATAACGTAAAAGAAAGGCTAAAAAATGCTATTGCAGACGCTATGACACTCTTTGACCTTGATGAAATCAAAACACATCTAAATAAGATCAATTTCAGAAAGTCAGAAAGCGTTATAATTGATGTACAGCCAGAAGAACTTACAAAGGAATTACAGAAAATTAAAATCGAAGCTATTTCCAAAACCGAAATCAAAAAGATGATTAAAGAGGGTAAGGAATTTAAAGGCGTTCGATTAGTAGAAAATAGAAATTTACAAATAAAGTAGAAAAATGATAAAAGAATTAAGTACACAAATTGAGGGTAAAGGTAGCGTAAAGGGGTACACGTTCAATTTAATAGAGAAAACACCTAAATCGTTCATATACGAAAAGCAAAACAATGAATTTAGCTACATATCTTATGAGGTATTCGAGCGTAAAGAAGTAAATCTATTTAACTTTGAAACAAAAGAAGTTTTAGAGGATAAAAAAGTACGCTATCCAAAAGATAATGATTTTGGAGTTTGGGCGTGGAATACTAAAACATTAGACCAAGCAAAAGAAATTTCATTAAAACTTAATAATTTATAAAAATGGAAAAACAAAACTTATCATTTACTGGTCGCTTATCAGAGATCAAAGAAGTAAAAACAGGCGAAGGGCAAAAAGGCGAATGGGCTGCAATTGATTTTGAAGTTACAGAAGATTCAGCCGAATATCCTCAAATCGCATTGTTTTCGATGTTTAAAAACGGCGAGCATATTAAATTCGCTAAAGATTTTAATAACTTTTACAAGGAAGGCGACATAATAAAAGTTGAATTTAATTTTGACAAATCGGTTTATACAAAAAAAGATGGTTCCGGAAAAGGCGTATTTTACAAAAATTCGGCTTGGAAAATTACTAAAATTATGGACGCTTTTCCTGTAAATGAAGCGAGTGATTTAATACCTGAAGACGACAAGCAAGATTTACCATTCATTGTAACAATATTATTAACTATTGGTTCAATGGTTAGTTTTATGATTTAAAAACAATTTAAAATCTAAATAATGAAAAAAGAAAGACTTTTAAACAACAGAAGAAAAACAACAGGTAGAAAACGCCATTATCAACAAGTTAATGGGAGCTCAATATTACATATACAACAGTCAGTTAATCAATTATTGGCTCAATCTGCATTAGCAAAAGGGGCTTTGAGAATTGTAAGAAAAGCGGCTGCAAGTGAAGCAACAATAGCGAAAAGACTTGAAAGGCATAGAGGCGTTCTAATTTGGAACTCTTTTGATCAAGGTACTTTTTATGGTAATGTAAAAAGGGATTTGATTAATAAATAATTTTATGTTTTGGACACTAAATAAACAAACAGAAAAAGCAGCCGTAATCGGTAGTATTACGGCTGTTGCAAAGCAGACAGGAATAAATCCTAATGTTTTGTATTACAACTTTTCAAAGCTCAAAAAACTTGAATACACTAATAGCGATTGGAGAATTGTCAAGACTGAATTAATTAGAACTAAAAACAAGTAGCAATGACAGATCAATATTTTATGGATAATTATTTAGACTTTTGCTTATTTACAATAGCCGCTATGAGTGCTGATTTTATAGATTCCAATATTGATTGGATTTATCAAGAGGGCGGCGTTTGTAGTGACTTGCTTAAAAATCTATTTGAGCGTAGAGAACAACCAAAACAAGCCGCTAAAATCATTGAGCGCTGGTATAATATTTACGTGATATGATTTACACACCAGCAACTGAACAAGGTATGCAGGCGGCTATTGATCGTTTGAAGTTTCACGCTAAAATGAATCAAAGTGTAACGATTGAAGTATTTAAAAATACCAGAACAAGCCAACAAAATAGGGCTTTGCATAAATTCTTTCAAATGGTAGCTGATATGCTTAATGAAAAAGGGCAAACCTTTAAAGTATTGGATGAGTTTGAATCACAGTTCACCGGAACCATTGTAAAAGAGTGTATTTGGAAGCCTATTCAGTTGGTAATGTTTGGTACTGATTCGACTAAGAAATTAAAGACAAACGAAATCAATATTATTTTAGATGTACTTTCAGACCATTTTAGTAAAATTGGTGAGGTAGTAGAATTTCCTAGTATCGAAAATTTACAAGCTAATTTATATTAAAACAAAAAGCAATGAAACAACTAGATATTTTTAAGGATGCCAGATTTAACGGTTCCGACTATGTAAAAGAGTTCGACCAAGAGCGATTGACAGGCCAATTAAAGCGGGTCTATACGCTTATGATAGACGGCAAATGGAGAACGTTAAGAGAAATAGAAAGTATTACACGAGATCCGCAAAGCAGCATATCAGCTCAATTAAGACATTTAAGAAAAGATCGTTTCGGCTCACATACATTGAACAAACGAAATAGAGGTGATCGGGAAAATGGATTGTTTGAATATCAATTAATAAAATAATGGAAGCAAAAACAATATTAAAATACAAAAAGAAAACACTTTCTCAGCTTATTAAATTAGCTACTTTACATTTTAATAAGTTCATTCGAGAACGTGACAAATATAAGGGATGCGTTTCTTGTGGGGCAAAAGTTGAACACGCCGGACACTTCTATTCAGCCGGACATTATTCTAATTTACGATTTACAGAAACTAATTGTCACGGCCAATGTTTGAGATGTAATAATTTCTTACACGGTAACTTGAATGAATATCGCAAAAATATAACTCAAAGGATAAGCGAGGACGACTTAAAAGATTTGGATGCGTTATCTAGTTATTATAAGAAACATCCTTTTAAATGGGATAGATTCGCTTTAATAGAAATTATTGAAAAATATAAGAATTATGAAAGATAAAACCTGGATTGCAGCGATAGTATTTTTTACAGTATTAACAATTTTAGCAATAATAGTATTATGACAAAAATAACGTACATAGCACCAGAAAAAATAAGAGTTAACGGAAAATTGATAACTATAATGTCGGGATCCTCTGAACATTTAAAAGACTTAACCCCAAAAGAACAAAAGGATTTAAGCCAGTTTATTATAAGTCTTCATAGAGGCGAATTAAAAGTTAGCCACACAGTAGGAGAATACCCTAAAAATTTTAACGACTGGCAAAAAGAAATACACGAAGAAATTAAAAAACTTTGATTTTGTATTAAATTAATTTGTATCTTAGCAATGCGATAAAAAACTTTAAATGACAATTTCAAAATTAAATAGTGAGCATCATACCGAAAAGAACATCCCCTGTTTTTTATCGCACTCGGTATGTTTGCTCACTTAATATAATATGTGCGTATTATGAAGGAAACATTTTATTTTAGACACGATTACAACGCTCGAAATGATGAACGAATCTTAGAATTAAGATCAGAGTTCGGATGGGAAGGGTACGGTTTATATTGGGCTATAATTGAGACTATTGCAGAAAATGATAATGGAGGTATAAATAGCCAAGCCATAGGGGGGCTATCAATAGGCTTAAACTACCCTAAAGACAAGGTTAAAAAATTACTTGATTTTTGTATAGAAATAGGTTTATTTTTAAATGATGACGGATTTATTCACTCAAAAAGATTCGATGAACATTTAGAATTTAGAGGTAAATTATCCAATGCTGGTGCTAAAGGAGCCAAAAAGAGATGGGATAAATATAGGGGGGCTAATGGGGTGGCTATAACTACCCTTATGCAAAGTACAGTACATGACAGTAAAGTAAAAGAAAGTAAAAGAAAGGAAAGTAAATTTATTGCGCCAACGCTTAAAGAAGTTGAAACCTATTTTAAAGAAAACGGATATACAAACGCTAAAAAAGCATTTGATTATTATGAAGCGGCAAATTGGCACGATTCAAAAGGTAATCCGGTAAAAAATTGGAAGCAAAAAATGCAGGGTGTTTGGTTTAAAGACGAGAATAAAAGTAAAGGTACTTACGACATAAAATTTAACTAATGTACTCACTAGAATTAGAACAAGATATTATAGGTAGTTTAATGAACTATCCTGAATTAATGAATGAAGTCAGGGATATAATTAACCCTAAAAAATTCAGTCAGGAAAATGAATTAATCTATACAGCTATTTACGAGCTAGAAAAAAGCTCGCAGCCTCACGATTTAATGATGGTTATTAATTACCTAAAATCAAAAGGCGTTCAGGTTGACTGGATGCATTTATCGCAATTGAATGGGAATTACAATCCAACAGGGATAGCTGAAAAAGCATCAATAATTAACGAGCTTTGGATGAAAAGAGAGTTAGCTAAGTTTGGACAAGAGATAACAAAAAAGGCTTTAGAACGCTTTAACGATGTTTATGACTTAATTGCTATAATGAATCAAAAAGCGGATGAACTTTTAAAAGATAATAGTTCCGGTGTATTTCATATTTCGGATTGCGTTCAGGATGTTATGCAAGTAATTGATGACAATATAAATGATAGAATTACTGGTGTACTTTCCGGATTAAAAGAACTTGATAATTTTACACACGGAGATCAAAAAGGTGATCTAATAATAGTGGCCGGAGACACATCACAAGGCAAAACAGCATTTGCATTATCAAAAGCATTTTATCAAGCATTGAATGGGTATCAAGTTGCATTTTTTAGTTACGAAATGTCAAGGAATCAAATAACAGCCCGATTAATGGCTTTAGCTTCCAGTATATCAAGCAAAAAAATATTAATGGATAAGTTAAATAGTTTAGAGATAAACCAAATAAACGAAAGAATATCCAATTTACTAAACACTAATTTGTTTATTATTGAAGTTGAGCGCAAAGATTTAACTTGGCTAGAAAATAAAATTAAAACAATAGTTTCTAAGCACGGAATTGAATCAATAATTATAGATTATATACAGCTTATTTCGGTGCAAGGTTTAAAAAGGAATGATGAGGTAGCAAAAGTGGCAAATAGTCTTAAATTTCTGGCTAAACATAAAAACGTACAAGTTCCGATCACTTTACTAAGCCAATTTAAACGTACGGAAGGGAATCAAATTCCTACATTATCAAGGTTAAAAGAATCAGGGGATATTGAAAATGCTGCCGATACTGTTTTAGGAATTTGGAGGCCTGAACATTACGGAATTGATACGGTTAATATTTATCAAGACGGAGAAAGTAAAACAGTATTTACTAAAAATGTAATGATCGGACATATTCTAAAAGGTAGAAATATCGGATTAAAAGATTTTATCTTTGATTGGAATGCTGAACTAACAAAGGTAAGTAATATAAAAAATGATAATCCTTTTTAAAAATGGAAGAACTACAAAAAGAAAGAATAGAGCTATTATACAAAATAAATTTATTACTTGATTCTCCTATTGAAGAAATGAAAGAAATAAAATTATTGATTAAAAGAATAGTTGAAATAAACAAAATATTATTTAATTGAAATGGATGTTGAAATTGGAGATGTTATTTTTGTTAGCGTTTCGTTTTTGCGGGTGCGGTTGCTTATGAACTGCTGTTATAAACTGTATGAGTGTAAAATTAACAACTAAAATTAAAAATGTGGAGAATATAAATTTTAAAAATATTGGGAAGGCAAAATTATGAATGTATTAAGTTTATTCAACGGAATGGGAACGCTTAGACAAGCTATGCACGACTTAAATATAAAAGTTGATAATTACTATTCTAGTGAGATAAAACCTTATGCAATCGAATTACAACAATATCATTTCCAGGACGTGATACAAGTTGGTGATATTAATAATTGGAAACAATGGGATATTGATTGGAAAACCATTGATTTTATTGGTAGCGGTTCTCCTTGTCAAGATTTAAGTATTGCAGGAAATAGAGCTGGAATAAATGGAAGTAAAAGCAACTTATTTTTTGTATTTATTGAAATATTAAACCACGTTAAAAAATTGAATCCGAATGTTTTGTTCTTGCAGGAAAATGTAGGAAGCGCAAATAAAACTGATATTGGAATAATGAGCCGGGAATTAGGGGTTTACCCTGTGCGTATAAACTCAAACCTTTTAACTGCTCAAAACCGCGATCGCTACTATTGGACAAACATAAGAACAAAAAACACAATGTTTGATTTAGTAACTGATATTCCACAACCTAAAGACAAAAAAATATTTATAAAAGATATTATTGAAAGTGGATATGTTGAAACTGAAAAAGCCAATGCTATTTTAGAAAGTCAAAGCAGACCAGTAACGAGCCAAGAAAGCATATTAAAACGCGACAAAAAGGGATTTATTACCGCTGTTCGTGAAGCTACTAAAAAAGGATTTATTGAAGTTAAAGAAAACGAATGTGTTGATCTTAGTTATCCCAAAAGTGAAACAAGACGAGGGCGGCTAATGAAAGATAAATCAAATGCTTTACTTAGAAAAAACGAATATTATTTGAATAAAGGAGAATATTTGAGGCAATTAACACAAACGGAATTAGAAAGATTGCAGGGTTTTTCTGATGGATATACGTCTATTTTATCTTACAATAAAGCGAGTAGTTTACTTGGTGATGGATGGACTTTGCCAATAATAAAACACATACTCTCATTTTTAAATGGCTTTGAAAAAGCCAATGTGGGCGGCAAAAAAGAAAAAAGATGCACGGACTAAACTTTTTAAATATGGGAAATATAGCATTATTTATATTGATTGTTGTGTGCAGTTGTTGTTTTTCAAGCAAGCACACGACAATTCAAACAAGTGCTATTTTCAATGCGAAGCATTTTCAATTGCACACAACTTGCCGCGTGTATGGTGTCGTGGCGTATAAATAGCAGTAAAGTATCGAACAAGTAAACACTTAATAAAATGGAAAAAAGTAACAAACAAGCAGAAAACAAGCCATGCACTATACACGGTGTTGTGTGCTGTGCGGAATGTGAAGAACAAGAGTTGATTGAAGAAGCACAAAGAGAACAATACCTGCATGATTTACAATTGCATGAAAACATGAACAGCTTATACACTTGGGATGAAGGTGGATTTTGTGATGGATTTACGAATCAGTAGCATTGCACACAACGCTTACAATATGTAAAGAAATTAAGTAACAATTTTAACTAAAAATACGATTATGAAAAAATTAGAATTAGAACATTTAGCACCTTATCTACCATTTGAATTAAAGTATAAATCATTATGGAACAATGAAATCATAGAATTAGAAGATTTAAGTATTGATTTTAATAATAATATATGGGGAGTAAAAATTAAGCCGATTTTAATACCACTTTCAAGCTTTGAAAAAACTATTGCTAAGGATTTAATGGTAAAATTTAGTATTAATCTTCAAATAATACAAGAAATTTGGAGATTGATTCAGGAAGAAATAACCTTAGACCAAATAAGTTATTCAACGTATTTATCAATGTGTAGAAATCATATTGATTTTAACGGATTAATAGAAGCAGGACTAGCGATTGATAAGAACAGCTTGTCCAGCTCTACTTAATTTTTTTATATATTGATTGTTGTGTGCAGTGCGTTTTGCGAGCGCACGGATGCGGAGACTTTGGAACTTTTATTTTGTTTCCGCATTGCACACAACGGTTTGGGCATGTACAGTAGCAGATCAACGAGAATTTTAAAAACTTAGACAAATGCAAAAAAGAAAAAATAGGGCAGATATAAATTTAATAATTAAAAAATAATATTATGGGAATGTTCGATAATTTAAAAATTAAAACAGAAATGTTACCAATTACCGATGATGAAAAGCGCTTTTTAGGCGAATCCCCCGACTGGCAAACCAAAGACTTTGACTGTATTTTATCAACTGCTGAAATTACAGATGGGGGTAAATTAAGATTTAGGAGATTTTCTTATGGATGGGATGAAAATGCCGTATCTGGAATGACAAAGATTACGGGTAAAAAAGGGGCTTTGACCGAAGAAAACGCGCAATGGATTGATTTAAAAGACTATCACGGGTTTGTAAATTTTTATACAAACGATAAAAACAATAAATGGTGGGAATTTAATGCAAAGTTCACTAATGGTAAATTAGTTGGAATTATGGGTGGAAAGGACGGTAATATTAAGAAAAGTATAAATATCAAATTGCTTTGAAAAAGCAACGTGGGCGGGTTTTTTCTTTTTTAAAATCCACGACAAACGTATTTATTAAAGGGACAAAGCAGCTATTGTATATGCCCTTTGTTGTGTGCAGTTGTTATTTTCTGAGCAAGAACACGACAATTCAAACAAGTGCAATTTTCAGCCGCAAGGCTTTTCAATTGCACACAACGGAAGGCAGGTATGACATCGGTTTTTTGCGGATTAATAACCAAAACTTAAAAATATGTTACAGATAGTAGAACAAACCAATGAAGAGAAAATGGCAATGTATATGAAGTTGCCGAAAAAGCAAATAGCAGAAATGCTTATTAATTGTAATGACGTTTTAACAACACTAACGCAAGCAAAAAACTGCGTTATACCTGCTGTTATGGGTGAGTTAACTTGCGATAATTGCGGTTGCCATCCAAATGTGATATACACAACAAGTGGGGGTAGATTTTGCGAAAGCTGTAAGCCCGCAAGTTAATTACCCATAACGGTGGTGCTATGTTTTCGGTTTGCCAGCACCACTTTATCAAGTTGGCACGGACTTCAAAGGCAAACTGAAATATAGCACGTGTTATGTACTGGCGCATTTTCAGGCACATAGCATGCTACGAAGCACGGTAATTTTATTATTTTTTTAGGGTGGGTTCTTTGTCTTATTTAGAATTTATATAAATTACGCAAATGCGTAAAAATAATTGATATTTTATTTGGAAATTACGCAAATGCGTATTATCTTTGCTTCATCAAATTAATACAAACGCTGAGCCAGATAGCAAAACAAATCTCAAGGGCATGAGTGAAACAAATGGCATGTTGGAATACAAAAATCGAAACTCTTAACAACGGTAAACTTTACATCAATTCAGGAAACCGTTCAAACAGTTACTTTGGTAAATTTTGGGTTGCAAAAATTACAGGCACAGACCCTAAATTTGGATTAAGCCGTCAATTTGTTAATGACAAAGATGGTGCAGTTTTAGAAGATGGTATTTACCAGATTTATAGAAATTGCCAATGGGCAAAAAGAGCTGAAGAGTATTTTTTAAAAGTGATAGGTAATACCTACGAAACTTTAACTAAACAAGAAGTAATATCATTATTTTAATTATAAACGGCGTGCCAGATGCCAATACAAGACCCCAGGGCAGGGGCAAATTATCATGACAATTTTAGATAAAAGCCAAAGGGCACAGGTTTATTACGAATCTTACAGAAGTAAAAGCCTTCATTCAGGGTTTGAAAAATTTGTAGCAACTGATGGCGATACAGAAATGTTTGTAAACAGTGATTACGAACCTGAAAACTCTGAAATAGTAGTTTTTAAACTTGACACAAGAAACGGGCAAACTGGATGCCAACTTTACAAACCAAGAAAAAAAGATGAATAAACTTTTAAACTGGAGCGAATTATCCCGTTACATCACTAAAGGCGACCGTAACGGGATTCGCTTTAACAAAATTCCTAAAAAACACATTGAAGCGTTAGACCAGTTATTTAGTAAAGAATTGCCGAAATGGTGGGAAGAACAAAAATCTAAACTGGCTGATAAGCCAGAAGCGGGTGGGAAAAAAAATAATAAAATTACTCCCACCGAACTTGATTAAAAGTACGGCTTTGCGCTTGTACATAACTACCGGATATATAAACAAAATGCAATACAAAATGAAGCAACTTACTAAAATACACACGATTAGATTTACAGAGCAGCAAGCCAAAAGTTTACAAAAATTAGCAGATTATAATGTAAATGTTTCACATTTTATTCGCTTAGCCATTAAAGAAAAAATACAACGCGATTGGCCTTCAATTAAAGAAAGTCGAATAAAACTACCATTTTACTTATGAAACTAAAAAAACAACTTAATCTATCTAATACAGATATGGCCGAAATATTTGGATTTAAAAATGTGGAATCTTATAATAACAGTCCGCGAAGAGAAAAATACGAAGCGGCTTTGATTAAGCTTTACCGTATTTTTAAAGAAAACGAATACCCGGGGCTTTATGCTATTTTTAATGCTATCGAAAAAGTTACCGGAATAACGGAAGAACAAATAAAAGGACGATCAAGAACGGATAGGATTGCTTTTGCGCGTCAACTATTGCACTATTTCTACTCGCAAACAGAGGGGATTCTATATTTACGTGAAGTTGGAAAAGCTACTAACAACGATCATACAACAGTAATTCACTCTAAAAAAATAGTCGAAAGTGAAATAAAATATAAGGGGTGGAGAAAAGATTGGTACGAAAAAATTGACTTTATATTAAAAAATAACTAATTTTACAAATTATGAAAAAGCTAATCGAAAGAATTAAGTCAGCTTATGCCGTTTTTAAAATGGATCATTTTATTGTTTATCATATTGATAGAGAAAATTTAGTGAACCTCTACAAAGGAAATCCTTTTGAATGTGACTATATGATTCGCGGCCTAAGCAATCATGCTGCAAATACTATCAATAGAGCTGTTTTTGAGCATAAAGACGACATAGATATATTCCTTGATAGAATGGCTTTTGAAGCTGAATTTGAACAAATGACAAAATAACTCTAAAATAACACAAATGAAAGCTAATTTTGGAGACAAACATAATACAGAAGGTTTTAACAAACATCCTGAAAATATTGGCGGCGGGCGTCCTAAAGGTCTGAAAAACAGATCTACAATCGCAAAAGCGATAATGTCAATGAAGGTAAATTACCCTGAAGAAGTTTTAGAAGAGCTTAAAAAGATGTATCCTGAAATGACAAATAATGTGACAGTTGAGGAAGCTATGACTATAATGCAAGCGGCAAAAGCTATTCAAGATAAGGATACTAATGCTTATAAGGCTTTGATGGATTCTGGATATGGGAGCCCTAATCAAAAAATTGATACTGACATAAGTCAAACGATACAATTCAAAAATGTATCAAAACAATTTCCAGATGAGTGATTTTAAGGCTGGTTATATTGTAGGATTTGCAAGTTGCGCATTTACAATCGTGTTATTTATAATATTGATTAGCTTGTGATCTACCGCGTATCTACATATTACAAAATAAAGCAGCTGACAAAGAAAATTAAAGTCATTCAAGGTGGTCAGGGTGCAGGAAAAAACGTATCAATAGCTCAAATACTTATCGAAAAAGCTATCGAAAAGCCGCGTATTATTACAGTAATGGCCGATACGTATAAAAACCTAAAAGACGGCGCTATCAATGATTTTAAGAATTATTTTGACGGTGCTGGCCTTGATTGGGATAGCGCTTATAATAAAACTGAAACTGATCTAAAAATATTAGGGTCTGTTATTCAATTTCGATACATAGCAGATCACAAGTCAGATGCAGGAAAGTCAAAGCGCCGTGATATTCTTTATTTGAATGAGGCCAATAAATACGGATGGGAAGTTGCAAGCTCTTACATTAGCCGTACTCACGAAGAAATTTACATTGATTATAACCCTGACTTTGAATTTTGGGCGCATACAGAAATACCTAAATTAAAAGATAAAAACGATAATTCGATAAGCGAACAAATTATTGTCACTTACTTAGATAATGAGATGCTGCCAGACGGTGAGCGAGATTACATCCTATCAAGAAAAGACAACAAGGAATGGTTCCGCGTTTACGGACTTGGCCAAACTGGCTTTTATTCAGATCGCAGAATATATAAGTACGATTTTGCCGAAATACCAGCAACAGCTAAGCGCATTAATTCAGGGATTGATTTTGGTGTTAGTCCAGACCCTACTATATTAGTGGATATGTATATTGATGGCGCTAATCTTTACGCTGATGAGCGCTTTTGTTTGAATAATCTTTTACCCGAAAAGATAAAAGGAGCTGAACGCATGGCTGTTGTCGACCAGATGGATTTAATTAACTTTCCTAAAGGGCAGTTAATTATTGCAGATTCTTCCGGGAAAGTATCTATCTTAGATATGCGAAAGCACGGATATAATTGCTTGGCAGTTAAAAAAAATCAGTCTAATATTGACGGCATAAACAAGGTAAGATCATACAATTTGTTCATAACGCCTCGAAGCATAAACTTAAAAAAGGGCATTGAAAATTGGTTCTTCAAAGTAGATCACAATGGTAAGATAATACCAGAGCCAAATGGCCACGAGCCGGACGGCTTAGCAGCTATCAGATATGGAATAATGTATTTTTATGATACTAATAAATAATAAATATAACGAAGCTTTTAGCCGTGTAAGCAAGGCCGCCGCTGCTCGAATAATAGGAGTAAGCAGATCAACAATAAACAGATGGGCTAAGCATAGCGAAATCGAAGAGTATAATCAATGGACTATTTATTTTAACGAAAATCAATTAAAACAAAGAAAGGGCTTTGCAGTAAAAGGCACACTTATGCGGCATAAGTGACCTAAAAAAAATAATTGCTTTTAATAGCCGTATCAATACCATATATTTGTTATGATTAAAGTTATGATATGGCCAAATTTAGCTTAAAGGGAATATTTTTTAAACCAGAAAAGCAAGGAAATTCCTATTTCTATCCTTTATCTTTTATCGAAAATCTATTCGATACAAGTGATTATCTTAAAGACTTCTTAGAAATTCCTGAACTAAATGCAATACTGAACATTAGGGCAAGGGCGTTAAGTTCGTGGAAACTAGAAGCACTATCTAAGACAACAGGGAAGCCACAATCGAACAATGAGAGCTTAGTACGTATATTAAGAAATCCTAATTGGTTTCAATCGCAGGGAGAATTTTGGCGACAAGCAAGTTTATTCAAAGATATTTACGGAAATAGCTATCTTTATTTTCTCACACCTATTGGAATGCCTAACACTTTCAAGGGACTATTTACCTTAGACCCTTCAAAAGTTGAAATCGTTTACAAGTCAAATACAACTTTTTTTAAAGAAACCACGGATGAGAATGTTGAGTATTACTATCATATTAATAAGACTGAAAAGATACTATTAGAAAAGGATAACCTTATACATTTAAACGACAATAGAGTAGAATCAAAAAACATTCTAAAAGGAACCTCTAAGCTTGAAGCGTTGCAAGCGCCTTTAAAAAATATTCGGGCCGCTTATGCAAAAAGGAATATTGTATTAAGAACGCCTGTTGGTATTTTATCTAACGGTCAAGCTGATGACATTGGCCAAGCAATCCCGATGGACAGCGAAGAAAAAGAAAAAGCACAAGCCCAGTTAAAAGCTAGAGGTGCTGATCCTATAATCACAAATTTAGCGATTAAGTATAATGCGATTAATATTAACGCCGCTAATTTGGGGTTGTTCGATGAGGTTAGAGAGGACACAACAAGGATTTGCGACGTATTCGGAGTGCCTTATGAATTGCTAGCCAATCAAAAGGGTACAACATTCACGAATTTAAAAGAAGCTAAGAAACAATTTTACGAAGATACTATTATTCCAGAAGCGGACGAAATTACAGACGCTTTGAATATGATGTTAAAAACAGATTCAAAAGCGTGGGGAATTAAAGGCGACTATTCGCATTTAGCTATTTTTTCAGAGGATCAAAAAAATAGAGCTGACAGTTTAAACGTGCTTGTAAATGCTTTGGATAGGATGTTAGCAGCGGGAGCAATAACGATAGAACAGTATAAAAAAGAAATTTCAAAATACGGAATATGAAAAAAATAATAAAAAAGATTAACGCTGAAAAGGTTAAGGCGTTAAAGGATAAAAAAATCATAAAGAAATGACTATACAGGAAATAGTTGAGAACAAAGATACTTTGATAGCGCAAAAGAAAGCGACTATTAAGCACGCTGATGGGATATTATTTAGCGGCAATCCAATAATTCAAGTATCAAAAGCAACCAATTCAAAAGATGGGTTGCAAGTAAAAGCGGTTATTAATACGACTAACATACTTGATTCTCATAGCGACGTGCATATCAAGGGGCTTTGGAAAAAAAGCATAAACGAGAATAAAAATATTATGCATTTGCAAGAGCATCAACTAGCTTTTGATAAGATTATTGCAGACGGCAAAGACATTCAAGCAACCGTTAAAGAATACACGTGGAAAGAACTAGGCTATAATTTTGAAGGAACAACAGAAGCTTTGATTTTTGATTCTACTATCAAACAATCGAGAAACGCGTTTATGTTTAAGCAATATCAAGACGGCAATGTCAAAAATCATTCTGTTGGAATGCAATATGTAAAATTAGCCTTAGCAGTTAATGACAAAGATTACCCGGAAGAGCATCAAGTTTGGGAAAAGTACATTGATCAAATCGCTAATAAGCAAGATG